GGACAGAATAACGGACAAGACGGTGGATTATACGGCGGTGGTGGAGGCGGTGCCGCTCAAGGGTTTACCGGTTTGCAATTTGCTGGTAGCGGAGCTGATGGCGGTATAAGAATTATTTGGCCAGCAACAAAATTAACAGACGGATCTACTGTTAGAGCCTTTCCGAGCACATTAACAGCAGATCAATCAGGCACAGTAAGTGATACTTACGGTATCCTAGCTTACGGTATATCAGTCTCATCATCTGCTATTACTAACCTAAACATCAACAATACTTGGACTATGCAGATGTGGGAGATTGATTTAATTAAGCAAGCAAGTGTTATAACCAATATAGCACCAGCTAATCCTAGAGAGAGATACTATTACGCATTATTAGTAAAAGCAAAATATGGAACACGTATTCCTTTTGAATTGCCTAGAGAATTAACAACTAATACTGTTGTTAGCAATATTAAAAACCTTAATCTACCAAGCAATCGATTTGTATCAACTAATCCTCTATTGTTAGACAATAAACTTTCAATAATTGATAGCCAATACTGGTATGATAAGATTAATCCTTTCGATGTTGTTGTTGGACAAATTAGTCCAAAAAATTCAGTTTCTTTTAATTCATTTTCAACATCAATAAATGGAAATAATGTATCAGTACTTACCACAGCAATAACATCAACTCTTCCAAAAATAAATGATTATCTATTATTAACTGACATATCAACAAACTGTCAAGCATTAGCACCAGTAGTTGCTGCTACTACAACGACTACTTATAGTGTCTCATTTAATGGTACCAGTCAATATCTAACTGTTCCATATAATAGTGCATGGAGCATTCCTGCTGGTGGTGCGTTTTCATTAGAAGTATGGATCTATACTACAAATTCCACTGCTGGATCAGCAATTATAGATTTGAATTGGCCCTACGGTGGCAGTGGACCGACATGGGGATTATTTTTTAGTAACGCAGGTGCTGGTGCATATCCACAATTTGGTATCTCAGGTACTGGGCAGGGTGGCACATACAACATGTTTGCTAATACTAGTAGTAATTCGTATATCCCGTTAAGCCAATGGACACATATAGCAGTAACAAGAGATAGCACAGGAGCAATGAGATCGTTCATTAACGGTAATATGAACAATTATTATTTTACTGCGTTAACTACAGGTTCTGGACAGGCACTTACAACAGCAAGTGGTTCAATATACATCGGTGCTTCAACAAACTTAGTGGCTCCATTCTTTAATGGATTTATGTCTAATATTAGGTTTATAAATGGGTCAGTACCTACTGGATATTCAACTACTGCTACTGTATTAGGTACACAAGTGTTTACTCCACCTGCAACTATAACAACTACAAGCCAAGGTGCTACAGCAGCCGATGTAAAATTATTAACATTACAAAATGCTACGATCATTGATAACTCGAGTTTAAATAGTACTATTAGTAATCCAGTATTTTCTACTGTTTCTACTAATGCTCCAGGTCCTTTAAACTTAACAATTTTATCATCATATGTTTCAAATCTAAATACGGCTAATACATGGGCCGTACAGTTATGGGATCCGGAAGTAATACCACAAAGTCTTGTAAGAACAGCAGCAGGCCCAGTTAATGCCCGCGAATTGTTATACTGGAGCAGCATATTACCAAACAAATACGGTACTATTTTTAATAATATTGGACCTATTAATAATCTTGTACAAGGAATGTCCGAAAAAGTCAAGTACATAGATACCCAAGCTCCAGTATTAAAATTTACTACTGCTGCATTAGGAAAAGGTATATTTGACCCTACGTTTAAATCAACACCTCCAATACAGTTCTGGAACTAGAATAAATATATTAAAGGAGACTTAGAATGGCATTATACGAAGAATTGGACGCGATGTTCCCTTCACATACCCACTACTATATAGTAGGTTTAACAGATATGAATGAAGCACTAGATAAATGTGCTAGATTATCTCATGGTATGGTGAATATAATTAATTATAATGGACAGATGATATTGATATCACCGAACTCACTCGGAAGTCAGATTAGTTGGTTAACTGAAGTTATTGCACCAGTAGTTGAAGTGATCGAACCAGATCCTGTTGTTGAACCCGACCCAGCTCCTACTAAAAAGGGCAAGTAAATGGACGTTATACGACTCGATGTTCCTCTCTTTATAAGATTACTCGAGCTTGCTAGAGAGGAAATAAAAGAAGATGCTGACATCCACGATGTGACAGAAATCGTCACTAAGCTAAGTCAGCACGGAGTCGTAGGTATGGACAAATATAACGAGATCGTTAGATATATGACCAAGCAAGGTGACGATACAGAGCTTGCTAAGATTAGAAAGTTAAGTGGATTAGGAAATGACTGATAACATATTAGACCCAGCAAAAGCACCTTCCGATTATCCGATAACACCAAACAATTCCACTATGGATATCCGTAAGCAGCTTAGAGATCCACAGAGCGCAGGATCGAGAGGATTAGCAGACTTTGCAGAAAATAAACTCAAAGATACTAATCCAATAAGGCGCTACACAGAAATTAAAAAATAAAAAGCTTGAACTATTTTGTTTTTTCCTATATACTATTAAAATAAGGAGAAATACATGAGCAGAATTTATGGTCCCGAAGAAAAGGCCAAACTTATCAGTGTGATCGATCAAGGATCACAAGTATTGCAAGAAGTAGACGATCTCAAGGGAGGGCTACGTGATACTATCAAGGCTATCGCTGAAGAGCTCGACATCAAGCCCGGCTTGCTCACTAAAGCAGTAAACATCGCACACAAGCGTAACTGGTCCAAGGCTAGTGAAGAATATGATGAGCTCGAAACTATCCTAGTTACTACAGGTCGAGACGTTTGATACAAAAAATTAAAAACTTTTGGATTAACAGCTACACTTCAGATAAGACAGCATTTTACGTAGAAATGTTTAGTGCTGTACTTACTGTTTCTGGATCTCTAACGCTAGCATTACACGCAAGGCATCCAGATATGACAGTAGTCTATCCTATGTTCTTCTTAGGTAGTATCAGTCAAGTTGTAGCAGCTTATCGCAGAGGTGCAGCTTGGGTAATGGTGTTGACATTTTACTTTAGCTGTGCTAATATATTTGGATTCTGTGTTGCGAAGGGATGGATATGAGTTATGTAGATGCATTATACGATCGAGATAACGATCTAGTTAAAGTAGTTGAACGTAAAGATGGTAAGAGGCAGTTTAGAGAATATCCTGCGAAGTATGTGATTTATTATCCGGATCCTAAGGGGAAGCACGATAGTGTCTATGGGGAGAAACTTAGCAAGATTGTTGCTAGGAATCAAAAAGATTTCCACAAAGAACTCAAGATCCATAGCGGTAAAAGGCTTTATGAAAGCGATATTAATCCAGCATTCCGCTGTTTAGAAGAGAATTATCTCAATCTTGATGCTCCCAAACTAAACATAGCGTTCTTCGATATTGAAACAGACTTTGATCCCGAAAGAGGATTTGCTGATCCCAGCGATCCTTTTATGGGAATCACTGCTATCTCTATACATCTCAAATGGCTAAATCGTCTAGTAACGCTAGCTGTACCTCCAAAAAAGGTTAAGATCGACGATGCCAAGAAGCTCTGTGAGGAATTTACTGACTGTTTTCTCTTCGAAGACGAAGCAGATATGCTGGAAACTTTCCTAGATCTGATCGAAGATGCTGATATATTAACAGGCTGGAATAGTGAAGGATATGATATCCCCTATACTGTTAATCGCGTAGCAAGAGTACTAAGCAAAGACGATACAAGACGTTTCTGTTTATGGAATCAATATCCTAAGAAACGCGAGTTCGAGAAATACGGTCGCCAACTTATTACGTACGACCTAGTTGGTAGAGTGCATCTCGATAGTCTTGAACTATATCGCAAGTATACTTACGAAGAACGGCACACTTATCGACTTGATGCTATCGGTGAAATGGAGATTGGTGAGAAGAAAACTGTCTATGAGGGTACGTTAGATAGCTTATATAACAATGACTTCCGCAAGTTTATCGAATATAACAGACAAGATACAGCACTATTAAATAAACTAGACGATAAGTTGAAGTTTATTGATCTTAGTAACGAGCTTGCACACGCAAATACAGTTCTGCTACAGACTACTATGGGTGCTGTTGCTGTTACTGAACAAGCTATCATTAATGAAGCACATCGTAGAGGATTAGTTGTTCCTAATCGTCCAAAACGTGATGAAAGCGAAAGCACTCAAGCAGCCGGAGCGTATGTTGCGTATCCAAAGAAAGGTCTTCATGATTGGATCGGGTCTATGGATTTGAACAGTCTCTATCCAAGTGCGATTAGAGCACTTAACATGGCTCCTGAATCTATTATCGGGCAAGTAAGACCAAATTATACTGACGCTTATATCGAAGAACAGATGACTGTACATAAGAAAAGCTTTGCTGCTGCTTGGGAAGGTATGTTTGGTTCTCTCGAATACGAATACGTTATGACCCAGGATAAAGCAAAAGATCTCCATGTTGATTGGGAAAACGGTGAAAGTGTCGTAATGAGCGGCGCTGAAATCTATAAAATGATCTACGATAGCAATCAACCCTGGATGCTAAGTGCCAATGGTACTATCTTTACTTACGAGTTTGAAGGAGTTATACCTGGATTGCTCAAGAGATGGTATGCAGAACGTAAGGAATTACAGGCTAAATTGAAGATAGCTAAGGATGCAGGCAACTATATAGAGGAAGAGTTCTGGGATAAGCGCCAGTTAGTCAAAAAGATTAACCTTAATAGCTTGTACGGAGCAATCCTTAATCCTGGTTGCCGCTTCTTTGATAAGAGAATCGGACAGAGTACTACGCTAACCGGTCGTTCTATCGCTAGACATATGGCAGGTAAGACAAACGAGATCATAACTGGTAATTTTGATCATATCGGTAAAAGTATTATCTATGGAGATACAGACTCTGTTTATTTCAGTGCCTATAATGTGCTAAAGAAGGACATTGAAAAAGGACTGATTCCGTGGAGCAAAGACAGTGTAATCCAGCTATATGACCAGATCGCCGATGAAGTAAATGCTACATTCCCTAAGTTTATGTTAGATGCGTTCCATTGCCCCAAGAGTAGAGGTGATGTTATCAAGGCGGGACGTGAAATCGTAGCTATCAAGGGCTTGTTTATCACTAAAAAGCGATATGCAGTGCTATATTATGATAAAGACTCCAAGAGATATGACACAGAAGGCAAGCCAGGTAAGATCAAAGCCATGGGGCTAGACCTAAAACGCTCAGATACTCCTGAATTCATCCAAAACTTCCTTAGTACTATCCTAGAAAAGGTGCTTAACGGTCACGGAGAAGCAGAAGTGCTGGAAATGATAACTGATTTCCGTACTGAGTTCAAGAATAGACCTGGCTGGGAGAAAGGATCTCCCAAGAGAGCCAACAATATCACCGAATATATGCGTAAAGAGGACAAGGCAGGCAAGGCTAATATGCCTGGGCACGTCAGAGCATCTATTAATTGGAATACACTCAAGCGTATGTATAATGACAACTATGCTATTAACATTAGTGATGGTGCTAAAGTTATCGTATGTAAGCTAAAGAACAATCCCATAGGCTTTACTAGTGTAGCATATCCAGTCGATGAGCTGAGATTACCACAGTGGTTCAAGGATTTACCGTTTGACGATGCTGAAATGGAAGCCACTATCATTGATGCCAAGCTAGACAATCTAATAGGTGTTCTAGATTGGGACATTATTAGCACCGAACAGACAAACACATTTAACAAACTATTCAGCTTTGAATGAAAATACTATTAACAGGACACAAAGGGTTCATAGGATCGCATCTAATCGAAAGATTGGATAATCTTGGACATAGTATTATAGGTATCGATATAGCCGATGGTAATGATATGTTAACTTGTCAGCTAGAGTTTGAGGTAGATGTAGTAATACATCTAGCAGGCAAGAGTGGAGTTAGGGATAGTTTCAATAATCCAAGTGAATATTGGATTAATAACGTAGAAGCTACCCGACGGTTGTTTGATTTATATCCTAATACTAGGATATTATACGCTAGCAGTAGTACTGTATATGAACCTAATCTAAATCCTTATGCTAATTCTAAAAGAGTGATAGAAGAAATAGCACCAAAAAAGAGTCTAGGGCTTAGATTCCATACTGTTTATAGTGATATTCCGAGACAAGGAATGTTTATGGACAAACTATTAAATGGTACATTAGAATATGTAACCGATCACACTAGAGATTTTATACACTTAGAAGATGTGTGCGATGCTATCATTAAATTGTTAGATTACAATATTAGTGGTGTAGTGGATATAGGTACCGGTGAAAATATACTTATAAAAGAACTAGCTCCAGAGGGATTACCTGTAAAATACGATACTCCCGGAGAAAGAAAGGATACAAAAGCCTATACAAAAGTTTTAGAGAGCATAGGCTTCAAACCTAAATATTCGATAAGAAAATTCTTGTATAACAAACAAATATCAAGTATAATAAAAACACATGGAGAAAATTATGAAAGACATTCTTAAAGACTTAGTAGCACATACACATTCATTGGGATTTATCGACTTAATCCGCATTACGGGCGACGATGCTAGTACAGCAATCGATGCTATGGAAGAAAATCGAGCAGTTATTATCAACGCAAAGACCAAGAATCCCTATCCCGAGTTTAAGGGTACATTTGGTATGCCAAATCTCAATAAGCTAGACTTACATCTCAAGAATCCCGAATATAAGGAAGGTGAAGAGATCAAAGTAGTCTGGGAAATACGAAATAATGAAAATCGTCCAGTCGCCATTCACTTTGAAAACGCAGCAGGCGATTTCAAAAACGATTACAGGCTTATGGGACAGGAACTAATCAACGAAAAACTAAAGAAGGCTATGTTTAATGGCTCAACTTGGCAAGTTGAAGTACAGCCAAGTGTTTCTAGTATTAATAGGCTCAAGTTACAAGCAGCAGCACACAACGAAGAGAATAAGTTCCTAGTTTCAACTAGTGGAGACCAGTTAAACATCTCATTTGGTGATGCTAGCACACACGAAGGCAGTTTTGTTTTCCAATCAGGTATCACAGGCAAGCTAAAGCAGTCGTGGAGCTTTCCAGTCACACACTTTATCAGCATCTTAAACCTTAGTGGTGATAAGACTATTAAGTTTGGCGACAATGGTATTGCACTAATCCATGTTGACAGCGGATTAACTGAATATGATTATCTTATTCCAGCAATGACAAAATAATGGAAACACATTTACGTACTGTTGTTAGGACAATATGCTATAGAATTGCAGCTCTACTGATCACTTCTGTATGGACAGGATTAGGAGAAGCAGTTGCTATACATTTTGTTTTAGCAATAGTACAATATGTTATGGAACGTATATGGTTAAAAATTAATTGGGGTAAAATATGAATAAGAATCTCACTGCAACACAAAACGACTATGCTGTATTCCTGCCTGCAGTGAGTAGTTTTTATAGCACATTTATTGGCAAGCAACGATACGGGAACTATGTAGATCCTGCTCGTTTGCCTGCACAATTTACACAAGGTGTTGAAGGATTAAACTTTTTTGATCCAGAAAAAGGCTATTTCTATTATAAGTGGGGGCTGTATTCAGCAGGACACGCTGAGATTGATATTAACAAGATATCAGAAAAAGAAGATATGTTCCGCAAACGTCCGCGAGACGGTACGAGTCTCGTAGTTGGTGATAGTGGAGGATTCCAGATCGGTAAGGGCGTGTGGGAAGGTGATTGGAAAGATCCTAATTGCCCAAAAGCTATGAAAAAGCGTAGCCAGGTGTTGTCTTGGATGGATAATATGATGGATTATGGAATGACCCTCGATATTCCTGCATGGGTGGCCCGCAGTCCTGCAGGAATGAAGGCGACGGGCATCTCCTCATATAACGAAGCAGTTGATGCTACCTTTATTAATAACGACTATTTTATTAACAATCGTAACGGTAATTGTAAATTCTTAAACGTGTTACAGGGAGAAAATCATACAGAAGCCGACGATTGGTATCAGCATATGAAGAAATATTGCGATCCTAAGCAATACACTAACCATTTTAATGGTTGGTCTATGGGTGGTCAGAATATGTGTGATGTACACCTAACACTGAAGATGTTAGTCAATATGCGGTTTGACGGGCTGCTGGAAAGTGGTAAGCAAGATTGGATGCATTTTCTAGGTACGAGCAAACTAGAATGGGCTTGCTTGCTAACAGACATACAACGTGCTGTTCGAAAGCATCATAACCCAACATTTACTGTAAGCTTCGATTGTGCTAGTCCTTTCCTAGCAACTGCAAACGGCCAATTGTATATTACTAACGAGATAGAACATTTTAAGAAATGGACCTATCGAATGGTTCCTAGTGTTGATAATAGAAAATACGCATTAGATACCCGTAAATTTAGTGATGTTGTAATAAATGACAAGATCTTTAAAACGTTTATAGAATCACCAATCAGTGATCTCTGTTTAGTCAAGGATGTCTGTATATATAAGCCCGGCGACACGAACAAGAATGGAAAAATTGGTAAAACCAGTTGGGATAGTTTTAGTTATGCTATACAGATGGGACATAATGTATGGATGCACATTAATGCAGTACAAGAAGCAAATAGACAATATGATCAGAGTATAGTACCAAATATGTTACACTTTGAATCGTATGATAGAGAATATTTCCGTGATGTAGTAGATCGTATATTTGCTACTGACGATAGGGATAAGGCTTTAGCATTAGTTGAAAACTTTAATAGGTTTTGGTTAAAGATTATCGGAACACGCGGTGCTACTGGTAAAAAGACAATCAACAGTTCAACTTATGTGAATAAGAATTTTGTGTTTGAAGATGTGGCAGAACATAAACGAGACGATAGTGACCTAGATGAATCACTATTAGACAAACTAGAGGAGTCGATTGAATGAGTACGCCAGAAAAGATAAAAGGGCATTACGAAAGTTTGAAATCCAAGCACGATCTGCTTGACAAACAAATAGAAGAAGCATATAATCATCATGAAGACGATTTAAAAATACAGCAGATGAAGAGTCAAAAACTTCATCTCAAAGAACAAATGTTTGAATTTGAAAAGAAGTTAGGAACAACAAATGGAAAGACCATACTCCACGGGAACAAAGGATAATGTAGTTTTCTTTGTCGGTGACGAAGTAGAGAAAACTCCAGCGTTTGGTAGGAAAACTCTTTTTGTAGTAGGATTACAGCCTGTAGAAGATATAGTTGCAATGGCTACACGTAGGCGTTGTGATCATATCTATATTGGTGCTAATCAGAGTTTTGCATTCAATATTGAAACTATTGGATCCTGGGAAACAATGATTTGCGAATTGTTAAAATTAGATTTCTGGGTTACTTGGGATTTTGATATCGTAGACTATCAAAGCATCTGTGATTCACTAGTGTTTACTTGTGAGTATGATAGATTCATTCCACAGATATCTGTTAAACTTCCATACATATCAAATCTAAATTATAATGCTACTATAAAGATTGATGATAGAGATTTCCGTTCTACTAATCCTGGAGTATGGGTACACACACTACACAATCTAATGGACCGAAAAGTATTCACTGATTGGTCTGAATATACAAACGACAGCATCATCTAAGGAGAAGATTAAATGTCAGAAGATACAAGCGAAACTATCTATATCGGTTGCCAGTGTCATTCACCATATCACATAATGCGAGTTTCGCTTTATGACTGGATGGCAGATGATGCTCCGGAGTTGTTTTTTGAGCTGCAAGCAGATCGCCATTTGGGATTCTGGGCTCGTTTAAAAGCAGCAACGCTATACCTATTTGGAGGCGAAAACTTAGGGTGGCACGATGTTATCCCCAACCACGACGAGATTATTAATCTCAAAAGAGTGATTGACAAGTATACCGAGGCTCATATATTATATAATAAGAAGGAAGATGAAATAAATGGCTAAGAAAGCAACCGCAGCTGTAATGGAAGGGTTAACAGAAGTTAACCCTAAAGAACAAAAGATTGTAGACGGAGTAACTGTTGGAAAGACAGAACAAACTGATACACAGCGTATGATTGAATTGCTAGAAGCTATTGATTGGAAGCTTTGGACTATCTATAAGAAATATGTAGAACAAGAGGAAGAGCATCAATGATAATCAAGCAGGACATACGACCAAAGAAAATGATCTGGGTTACCTTTACTCAGGAAGGCGTACATCGTTATCCAGCAGCAGCAACAGATCCTAAACTAGCAACAGGCAGTTGGGATGATGTTAGTTTCTTAGCTAGTCCGCATCGTCATATCTTCCACTTTAAGGTTTATCTCGAAGTGTTCCATGATGATCGAGATGTTGAGTTTATCCAATTCAAGCGTTGGATGCAACGCCTCTACAGTGTAGATCAAGTTCTAAATCTCGATTACAAGAGCTGCGAAATGATCGCAGAGGAACTATATAACGTAATCATTACAAACTATCCAGATAGAGAAATTTGGATTGATGTCAGTGAAGATGGCGAAAACGGCACCTTTATTAAATTTTAACAGGGAAAATAAAAATGGCATATAAGTATCCAGAAATTAATAAGATTTTTGACGACCTAGACACATACAGAGAATTCTGTAAGGATTTCGGTCACGTATTTAACGAAGCTCATCTTTATGACGCACGTACCCCATGGGGGCAGTACAATCGTTATAAGCAAGGGCAGCGTGTAGTTAACAACTGGAAGGAAGACCGACGTGCCTTCAACACCGCAAAACGACACTAAGAGCTGGGCGGTTACTTTAGAACAAGACCCAGAGACGGGAGAATTACTTCTTCCGTTTCCGGTTGATCTATTAAATCAGATGGGCTGGAGCGAGGGTACAGATATTTTTTGGGATGTGCAAGATAATGGTTCAATCATCATCAGGGAAAAGAAACCCGACGATACCACAGAACAGCCTGCGGCGGAGGAGTCTAGCAGAATTGAACGATGTCCTTGACGAGATTGTTGCGCGAAATCCAGTAGAAATGAAACAATTAGAAGATTATATCGAAGAGCAGATTAGGAAAGCTAACGATGACCGTATATCTAGTAGATCTTGAAGCAGTTGATACACGTTACACTAAGCAATGGAAAGACTATCTTCCGCAACAGATGCAAGATAGTGGGTTAGATGTTGTTGTTATATCCGGTGGAAGTGTTCCACAAGCAACAACGCCTGGAGCATTTTTAAACTTTGCTGGCACTAATAATTACAAAAGCCAACAGATGCTTAAGATATCAAATCTATTTGCAGGAGGAGATATTAAGGATGGCGATTATTTCCTCTATACCGATGCTTGGAACCCAACCGTTATACAATTAAAGTATATGGCAGAGCTGCTTGGTATCAAGATCAATATCGGGGGGATGTGGCATGCCGGTAGTTATGATCCTCAAGACTTCCTTGGTCGGTTAATTGGAGATACTCCCTGGGTGCGCAACGCTGAGTCTAGTATGTTCTATTGCTATAATGATAACTTCTTTGCTACAAGATTCCACGCTAATATGTTTTTACGTAATCTATTTGATGTTGAAGTATTATTTGGAGATGACGAACTTGATGAATGGGGAACTTCAACTTATCCAAACGAACCTAACATTAAAATCGTTGGGTGGCCCATGGAGTATATGAAGGATGTGTTATCTCATTATAATAATGCTAAGAAAGACAAGATTATATTTCCACATCGCTTGGCTCCGGAGAAACAGGTAGAAATCTTCCGCGATCTTGCAACTAATATGCCCGAGTATGAATGGTTTATCGCGCAGGATCATAAATTAACCAAAGACGAATACCATACACATCTTGCAGAAAGCAAGATCGTGTTTAGTGCTAATCTACAAGAAACCCTGGGTATCTCAGTATACGAAGGTGCGCTAGTTGGAACATATCCGCTAATGCCAGATAGACTTTCGTATTCAGAAATGTGGCCAGATAAGGCACTTTATCCAAGTGAGTGGACTGAGAGTTTTGACAGCTATTCAAAGCATAAGACAGAACTAATGGATATCATCCATCGCATAATGAAGAACAATAGTCCAGTCATGCCGATGGCTGCTAAAGAAACAGCGGCAACTGTTGGAACTAAATTTTTTAATGGAAGTGAATTATATAAAGCAATAGTTGACTCTACGACCTAAATAATCTATAATAAAACTTTAGCAATCCACTGCTTTAACATCGGAGATTAAAATTGAGCATTTCAGAAACTATTCGTAATCGTATTAAGTCTAATAACGGTCGGTATTGGGCTGGAGATAATATCTCAGAGTATATTCATTTTGAAGAATTCGACCAATTGATTGATGAAACAACATTAGCATTTGAAAAGGTATTAGATGCATTAGTGATCGATCGTGAAAATGATCCTAATAGCAAAGGCACAGCAAGGCGTCTTGCTAAAATGTACTTCAATGAAGTAATGAGTGGTAGATATGCTCCGGCGCCAGACGCTACTGCTTTTCCAAACGACGGGAATGATCGATATGAAGGTATGTTGGTTGTGCGCAGTGAATTGCGCAGTATGTGTAGTCATCATCATCAGCCTGTTACTGGAGTGGCCT